GCATAATCCTACCCATAGGACGAAGCGCTTCGACTGGCGAGGGACATCCGTCGCTATCGCCGGGAGCGCCCCAGCCGGACGCAGCATCCGAGCGCGACGGCTTTTTATTGTCCAAGCTTTCAGTAGGGTGGAGCAGTCCGGCAGCTCGCTTGGCTCATAACCAAGAGGTCGCGGGTTCGAATCCCGCCCCTGCAACCAAAACAAGGCCTGCCACGCTTCGGCGCACCCCGGCGGGCTACTCATCTGGCGGGTCGTTGCTTGTCGAAAGGGCTCCTGAGCCCGTCCGGGTCGTTCCCGGCTAGGCAAGATCGGCAGTTAGCCCGGCCCGCCAGTATCCCCTCATCAGCGACAATGCCAATGGCGGTCGCGAGCAACCACTAGCACCACCCCCACTCGCAGGCCCTCAGACGGCCGGAAGGGTGCTGCCTCATGTCTAAACTAGAGACAGGTAGACCAAAGACCGGTGGGCGCCAGAAGGGCACGCCGAACAAGACCACGGCCGCGCTCAAGGACGCCATCATCCTGGCAGCCGAAAGGGTCGGCAAGGACGGTAAGGGCCAAGACGGCCTTACCGGCTATCTCGAGCATGTCGCCTCAACCGATGTGAAGGCGTTCGCCTCCCTGCTCGGCAAGGTGCTCCCAATGCAGGTGACCGGCGAGGATGGTGGCGCCGTAGTGGTAGAGATTCATCGGTTTGCGCATCAGTCTGCCTAACGGCTGGCAACCGCGGCCCTACCAACGTCCTTTGTGGGACTATCTGGAGAACGGCGGCGACAGGGCGATTGAGATCGCGCACCGTAGATGGGGCAAAGATGACCTCGTATTGCATCGAACCGCTATCGCTGCTCATGAAAGGGTTGCGAGCTACTGGCACTGCCTGCCGGAGTATGAGCAGGCCCGCAAAGCCATCTGGACCGCGGTCAACCCGCATACCGGCCGTCGCCGTATCGATGAAGCATTCCCCGAAGCCATAAGGGACAGCAAGGATGAACAGCAGATGTTCATCCGCTTCAAGAACGGATCGACGTGGCAGGTCATTGGTTCCGATCGCTACAACAGCCTGGTTGGTGCCGGCGTAGCTGGGGTGACGTTCTCTGAGTGGGCTCTGTGCAACCCATCCGCATGGGGCTTCATTCGGCCTATGGTGGAAGAGAACGGCGGCTGGGCGACGTTCATCACCACGCCTCGAGGTCGCAACCATGCCAAGTCGCTCTATGACATGGCGTTGGCTGACATGCAGAAGGGCGGACGCTGGTTCGCTGAACTGTCGAGCATCACGCAAACCGGCGCGCTGACGCAGCAGCAGCGCGACGAGAGTTTAGCGGAATACATCGCCCTGTTCGGTGAAGATCTGGGCACGGCACAATTCGAGCAAGAATATCTCTGCTCGTTCAATGCGGCGATCCTTGGTGCGTTCTATGCCCGCGAAATGACCCGGCTCAGGGCAGACGGGAGAATACGGCCCGTTGTCGTGATCCCGGGTAGGCCGGTCCACCGGGCTTGGGACATAGGGGTCAAGGACGACACGTCGATCTGGTGGTTTCAGGTCGTCGGTGGGCGGCCGTACATCCTCGACTGCTACACGGCCAGCGGTGCGGGCGTAGATCACTACGCAGAGATTTGCGAGCAGCGGCGAGACGAGCACGGCTGGGCGGCCGGCATCGACTATGTACCGCATGACGCAAAGGTCAAGGAATGGGGCTCCGGCCGAACCCGCGTCGAATCCATGCAGGCGCTCGGGCTCAATCCCCAGGTAGTGCCGCTCGCCTCCAAGCTAGACGGCATTCAGGCGGCCCGCACGACACTGAAGACAGCGGTGTTCGATCCTCGATGCGAGGAAGTAGGGCTTCCTGCGCTCGAGCAGTATCGGCGCGAATGGGACGACGACCGCAAGACGTTCAAGGCCAACGAAGTTCACGACTGGACCAGTCACCTTGCGGACGCCTTCCGCTATCTCGCGATGGCGTGGAAGCAGGCGCCAGCAGAGCGTGAAGAGCAAAAGCCAGTCGCCCCCCCACCAGGCCAGTTCGCCATCCCTGCCCACAAGATGGGCGGGAAGGTTCAAGGCAGGATCAAGCTAGGGTAATCGATGACCGATACACTCGACCCTGCTGAGGACGAGGCGCTTGATCCCAGCATCAAGCCCAAGAGTTCCAAGGCATGGCTGGCGTCCATCGTGGATGCGGAAAAGGCATTCGACCAGTATCAGCGCAAGGCTGATGCTATCGATAAGCTCTACGCCGACCTGAACAAGCTCGCCTCCGATGTGAGGGATCGCGAGTTCCAGCTGTTCTGGGCCAACATCGAGGTGCTCAAACCATCGATCTATGCCCGCCCGCCTGTCCCGGTGGTGACGCCGAAGTTCAAAGACCGCCGTCCGCTCTACCGCACCGCGTCCGAACTGCTCGAGCGCTGCTGCATCGTCAGCTTCGACCTTGCCGATATCGATCAGGTCATGCGCCAGGTGCGCGATGATCTGGCGGTCAATGGTCGCGGCGTTCCTTGGGTGCGGTACGAAACCAAGGGCGAGGATCGTTATCCGACTGAGCGGGTGTGCATCGAGCACAAGGACCGCAAGGACTTCCTGCACCAGCCAGCGCGTGAATGGTCTGAAGTCGGCTGGGTTGCCGGCGCAGCCTACATGACCCGCAAGGAAATGCGGAAGCGCTTCCGCAAGACCAGCGGCGATGCGTACCAGACCGCCTCGTTCAACGTCCTCAAGGACGACAAGGACGATGGTGGCGCCGACAACAGGCAAAAGGCCAAGGTCTGGGAAGTCTGGTCCAAGACCGAGAACCGCGTCGTCTGGGTCACGGAAGGCGTGGAATCCCTGCTGGACGATGGCGAGCCGCACCTGAAGCTTGAAGGCTTCTACCCGTGCCCGCGGCCCGCATATGGCACCACGCAGCGCCGATCCCTGATCCCCGTTCCGGACGTGCTGTTCTACAAGGACCAGTTGGAGGAGATCAACGACACCACGGCCCGCATTCATGCGCTGGCTGACAGCCTGCAGGTCAAGGGATTCTATCCTGCCGGTGCAGGCGAGATTGGTGATGCCATCCAGGCTGCGCTAGACCGGCTCGACAATCGCCAGATCCTCGTCGGCGTATCGAACTGGGCCATGCTGGGGCAGGGCGCTCCAAACGACATGATTGTGTGGCTGCCGATCGATCAGGTGGCGTCCGTCATCGTTCAGCTGGTGGAACTCCGCCGGCAGATGATCGAAGACGTGTACCAGATCATGGGTCTCAGCGACATCATGCGCGGCATGACCGATGCGCAGGAAACCCTCGGCGCACAGGAACTGAAGTCGCAATACGGCTCGGTTCGCATCCGCGACAAGGTCAGCGAGCTTGTGCGGGTGGCCCGCGACCTCGTGCGCATCGCCGCCGAGATCATGGCGGAGAACTTCTCCAAGAAGACGCTTCTGGACATGAGCCAGATGCAGATTCCGACCGACGCCGAGATTGCCGGGCAGATCAAGGAACTGGAGCAGCAGGCGCGGGAGCAGCTTGACGGCATGGCGCGGCAGGCATTGGCCCAGCCCGGCGCCGCAGAGCAGGCGCAGCAGAACCCCGAGCAGGCCCGGGCATTGGTGGCGCAGGCCACGCAGCAGATCGAAGCGCAGCTGGCGCCGCAGATCGCCAAACTCGAGGCCACGCCGACGCAGGAAAAGGTCATGGCCTTCCTACATGATCAGAAGATCAGGCCGTTCGTACTGGACATCGAGACTGACTCGACCATCCAGCCAGACGAGCAAAGGGAGAAGGAGCAGCGCACCGAGTTCCTGTCTGCATTCATGCAGGCGTCTCAGGGGCTAGGGCAAATGGTTGCCGCTGCGCCCGAGGCGGCGCCGCTAGCCGGCGAAATGCTTAAGTTCGTGCTGGCCCCGTACCGTGCCGGCCGCTCGATGGAGCAGGCTATCGATGACTTCGTAGAGTCGGTGAACAAGCGCGCCAGCCAGCCGCCTCCTCCCAATCCGGAGCAGATCAAGGCGGAAGCCGACGCAGAGGCCAGCAAGGCTTCTGCGCAGGCTGATACCATGCGGGCTCAGGCCGAAGCGGCGAAGGCCCAGTCCGAGGGACAAGAGGCGCAGGTCGCTCAGGTTGAGAAGCTGGCCGGCATCAAGTCGAAGTCCGAGGAAGATGCGCTGAACCGCCAGATCAAGGCGCAGGAAGCGCAGGACGCCAGTGCACAGCGCAGGCAGGACCTGGCCGACAAGGCGGCGCTCGCGGACATGCAGCGCAAACAGCAGGCCGAGAAGCACATGCAGGACATGGAGCTTGGTCGGCTGAACATCGATCTGCTCAACACCAAGATCACTCAGGCCAATGTCGCGACCAAGAACTCGCTCGAGACAACTGCCGCGGGTGTGGCGGCGACTAAGGCGAAGGCCACTCAGCAGCCGGAGGCAAGGTAAATGGCCCTGACCCATCTACCGGTCGTTGTCGTCGCCTCAGGTGGCCTGCCCGTCGTCAAGGTTGCCGAGGCATCGACCAACCAGGCGGCGCCAATGACTGTCGTGGACAGCGGTAAGCCCGGCGTTGCCATCACGCTCGTGTCGGCCTTCGGAACGCCCGCCAAGCTCTATAACGCCTCCGGCGCCGAGTACGTGCCGGCATGAGGGTGGTTGGTGGACTTCGCTACAGGGTCTGCCCCGATTGTGGGGACATGCACGACAAGTACGAGTGGCCGGACAATCATCGCCGCCCCGACGAGGTCTTGGCGGCGCCGTCTGTAATTAGCGATGTGATGGACCCCGTTCGGTCGCAAGGCAATGGCCGGATTTACGACAGCAAGTCCGAAATCCGGAAGCACTACCGGCGCGACGGCTTCACGGAAGTTGGCAACGACCCAGCAAGGAAGCGTCCGAAGAAGCGAGAAAAGATCGACGGCAAGGCGATAGCCGAGAGCGTCGACAAGGCCATTGCCCGCTTCAACCGAGGCGAGCGCATCAAGGGCAAGGCGCGGGCCAACGACGGGCCTTACCGCGCACCGATCTAGCCACCACCTCCTCTCAGACAGGAAACCTCCCGATGTCCACCGAAGCCGTCTCTTTCGACGGCGGCGCACCTGCGCCTGCCGAATCCGCCGCCATCATCGATCTCGCCGATGCCGACCGCGCTCCATCTGCCCTTGGGTCGCAGATCCCGGAACAGGATCAGGGCGACAGTCAGCCCCCCGACAAGCCGTCCAAGTCCATTGACGACGCTCTGGACAAGGCCATCGCCAAGCAGGCCGAGAAACCTGCTGAGAAGCCTCAGCCCAAGGTTGAGACGAAGCCGGTTCCGAAGCCGGAGGAAAAGCCCCAGCCGCAGCGAGGCGAGCATGGGCACTTCGCGTCCAAGGAGCAGTCTGCTCCACAGCCCCAGCCGGCGCAGCAGCCCGACCAGCAAGCCCAGCGATGGGAGGCCCCGTCCCGGTTCAGCACTGAGGGCAAGCAGCACTGGGAGACAGCTCCAGAGCCCGTCAAGGCCGAAGTGCATCGGGCCATTCGGGAACTCGAAAGTGGACTGCACGAGCATCAGCAGCGGTGGGAGCCGCTGAAGCAGTACGACGAACTCGCCAAGCAGAGCGGTACCACGCTCCACGAGGGACTGGAGCGCTACATCGCCTTCGACCGCCACCTGAGCGAAGACCTGGTTGGCGGGCTTGAGGGCGTCATCCGCGACAAGACAGGCGGCCAGTACGGCATCCGCGATATCGCGGCCCATGTGCTGGGCCAGTCACCCGACCAGAACCAGTCGCAGGCCGACGCCGCGACCCATCAGACCAATGCGCGTATGGCGCAGTTGGAAACCAATATCCGGGCGCTCACCAGTCACATCGTTGAGCAGGCCCGAACTTCGACGGCCAGCGAGGTCCAATCGTTCTCGCAGGGCAAGGATGACTTCGAAGTGCTCGCCCCACAGATCGCGGAGCATATCCGCAGTGGGAAGAGCCTTCCAGATGCCTACGCACAGGCACGCTCTGACGCCGAGGATATGGCGCGCAAACTGGGGTTCATCCCTCAGGGCGCCTCCCGGCAGACTGCTCCGCTCAACCCGGAGCCCCCCACTCCCGCGCCGCTCAACCCGGCCGGCACGAAGTCCGTATCGGGATCGCCTTCAACTCCGACCCCAGTGGGAAGGAAGAAGGGCGGCCCGCTCCCCTCCATTGACGAGACGCTTTCGAGGCTTGGCCTCTAGCGCTCAATCACTGAAAGACACTCCCAAATGTCCATCAACCCTGTGGTTGCATACCAGCAGGTTCTCTCGATGGCCCTCGAGGATCGCACTCCCGGCTATCAGGACCTGGTGTCCAACAACAACGCTTTCTTCGCGGTGCTGAACCGCAAGGGGCTCTGGCAGGACTATTCCGGTCCTCGCATTCGTGAAACCCTGCAGATCGACAAGGCCGACATCCAGTGGGCTGGCGGCTTCGACTTCCTGAACAACGCTCCCATCGAGCTGTTCAACGACGCCTGGTTTACGCCAAAGATGGCCTTCGTTCCGATTTCCCTCTCGATGGAGGAAATCTGGAACAACCGCGGCGAGAACCAGATCAAGCCCGTTCTCCGTTCGTATCTCGAGGCGGCTGAACGCGCTCTGCGTGATGGCATGGACGAAGCGGCCTATTCTGACGGCACCGGATTCGGTGGCAAGGAAATCGGCGGCCTCGACCTCGCTATTCCGCTGGTCGATGACCAGGGCACCTACGGCGGCATTTCGCGCCTCGATAACGCGATCTGGCGCACCACGACCTACGACGCCGATACGGACTTCACCGACATCGGCACGCAGGTCAACTCGACCACCATCCGCCGCTACTACATGCGCATCATGAGCCAGCACACCCGTGGCACCCGTGCCCCGGACCTGGGCCTGCTCAGCCAGCAGCACTACGAAGCCTATGACGCCGCCACCGTCGCGATCCAGCGCATCCAGCGTTCGGGCGGCCTCGGTGAACTCGGCTTCTCCACGCTCGAGTACATCGGCGCCAACCGCCGCATGGAGCTGGTCCTCGCTGGCGGCCTCGGCACCCCGATGCCGGCCAACACGACCTTCTTCCTCGAGACGGACAGCTTCCGCGTCCGCGTCAACCCGGCCAACAACTTCGACAAGCTGTTCGACGGCGACGGCCAGATGCCGATCAACCAGGCGGCAATCGCCCAGTTCATCGGCTGGATGGGTGAGGTCACACAGGTGAACCCGCGCTTCCACGCCCGCTTCTACGACAGCGATCCGGCGTCCTGATCGGGCACAGAGAAAGGAACTACTTCCATGGTTTGGAAAATCCTCAACCCGGCCCTCGGCATGCCGGCGATTGGTGAAGTCGTTGACCAGGCGGACGGCTATGTCGAGCCCGTCCCCTACGGCCTCATCGTGCAGGCGTTCGACGAGACTTACGGCGCAGGCGAGTTCATCTTCCTCAAGGGCGTTGCCAGCACGGCTCAGTACAACGCCGTTGTCTACAACGAGGACGATTACTCAACAACGCGCACCGTTGCCGATCTGATTGGCCCTGTCGCCATCGCCATGGGCGCCATCGTCGCCAGCAAGTGCGGCTGGTACCAGATTGGCGGCAAGGGCGTCGTTACGGCCGGCACGGTTACCGACAACGGCAACGTCTACGTTACTGCCACGCCCGGCTCTCTCGATGATGCTGTCGTTGCTGGTGACCGCGTCAAGCGCGCGAAGTTCGCATCGGCGAATGGCACCCCGTCGACTGGCCTCGCGGAGATCGAGATCCAGCGTCCGTTCGTGGACGACGGCACCGCCGCCTAGCTCAAAAGGGAGCGGGGTTTCGGCCTCGCTCCTCCCACACCCTCTCAGACAGGACAATCAACATGGCTCAGGTTGAGGTCGTCGCCTTTTTCAAGAATGAACCCCGACTGGACAAGGGGGCCTCCGAGAAGGAAGGCCGCCCCATCTATGTCGATCGCGAAGTGTGCGTAATCCGCATCCCCGGAGACGGCAACCGCGTGGTTGTGCAGCCAGCCGATCACGGGAAATGGGAAACCGACCCGATCACCAAGGCCCGGCGCCTGGTCACGTTCAAGGAACGCTTCTCGCGCCAGTACGAACAGTTCAAGGCTGGCGAGGCCCAGTCTCAGGCGGGCACGCCGCTCAACGAACTTCCGTTCCTCACCGAGGCCAAGCGCAGGGAACTTCGCGCAGTCGGCGTCCTCACGGCGGAAAACCTCGCAGCCCTCGAGGGCAATCAGTTGAAGTCGCTGGGGCAGGGTGGCCGCAAGCTCAAGGACCAGGCGGAAGCCTTCCTGCTCAACGCTCAAGGGCTGGTGGATACGCTCGGCATGACGAACCAGATAGCGGAGCAGGCCAAGCAGATCGAGGCGCTGAGCGCCAAGATCGCTGCACTGCAAGCCGGCAAGCCCGCCGAGGAAACGGCGCCCGCCAAGGCGTCACCGTTCGATGACTACGAAGCGGACGATATTCGCGCCTGGCTGAAGGACGCGGCGCCCAATCGCGAGATCGACGGCCGCTGGGGCAAGGCCAAGCTGATCGAGGTCGCGGACGAAGTGAATGCCGAACTGCAGGGCAATAAGGGCCTCAACTGATGACCGTCTTGACCGTAGTTCAGAGTGCATCCCTCAGGATCGGCGTCACGCGTCCGACCGTGCTGTTTGCCGGCACGACGCGTGAGCTGCTTGAGCTGCAGAACGCGGTCAACGACGCGGCCAAGATGATTGCCTTCGACAGCGGCCACGATTGGACCGCCCTGAAGGCTCTCGGGACTTTCACCGGGGACGGGACGAGCCTCGCGTTCGATCTGCCCCCGGACTATCGGAGGATGCTGAAGAAGACCCAGATGTGGCCGTCGTCCTCGCCGTCCTCGCCGTTGACGCACGTGATCGACAGCGACAAATGGCTGGGGACGCAGGTTCAGAATTTCTCGCCCGTCCTCGGCATGTGGACGCTGATCGGCACGCAGGCCCACATTCGTATCGGCGGCGCAACGGGCGCCCTCGGCAGCGGCGACACGGTCCAGTTCTACTACGTCACAAACAAGGTAGCCCAGGACAGTGGCGGCACCGCCAAGACCGAGTTCACGGCGGACGACGACACGTTCAAGCTCGATGATCGGTTGCTGACGCTCGCACTCATCTACAAGTGGAAGCAGGCCAAGCAGCAGGACTACGCCGAGGCGATGTCCGACTATGAGAATGCGCTGTTCGAGCGCATCGGTGCGGACAAGGGGCCGTCAATCATTGCCGTAGGTCGCCCGCGCGTACCCGCCAATGTCGGACTAGCCTATCCGTGGCCGTTGGGCTCGTGACCATGTACGCCCGTCACAAGCGCGTCCCTGCGCCACGCAGGAAGGCGCCAGACCCCCAGCACAAGCCGTTCATCGCGCCCACGTCTGGGTGGATATCGGCTACCAACCTCGCCGCAGCTCCTCCGGGCTCGGCTGCGGTGCTGGAAAACTTCTATCCGACGACCACGGGCATCAAGATGCGCGCGGGGTCGCGCAAGCACGCCACCGCGGAAGCAGGCCAGCCGCTGGAAAGCTCGTTCTCCTATGTGGGTGCGGCGAGCAAGACGATGTTCGGAGCCTGCAACGGCTCGATCTTCGACCTGACCACTGTTGCGGACCCGAGTGTTCCGCCGTCCGCCGCCGTAACAGGCCAAACGAGCGACTACTACTCGTCGCTGAACTTCTCAACGCCGGGGGGGCATTTTCTGCTTGTCGCCAATGGAACGGACGACATCCAGAAGTACGACGGATCGGCATGGGCGGCGCTCACCACCGGGGTAAGTCCGGGGCAGATCTATGGTGTCGCCTCCGACAGCATCACCCACCTCAACGCTTACCGCAATCACATCTGGCTGGTGCAGAGCGGCACGCAAAGCGCGTGGTACCTTCCAACCGACCAGATCGCAGGGACGGCCACCGAAGTGTCCCTGGCAGGCGTGTTCCGCAATGGCGGCACGCTGCTTTTCACGGCCACATGGTCGCTCGATGCCGGCGACGGTCTGGACGACAAGATTGCGTTCGTCTCCACCGAAGGGGAGGTAGCGGTCTACCAGGGCGACCCGGCGATTTCTGCGGAATGGGGACTCGTCGGCCTATACGAGGCGGCGCCCCCGATGGGCAAGAATGCGTTCCTGAAGGTGGGCGGGGATCTGCTCATCCTTACGGATATCGGGCTGATCCCGCTGACCGTGATTATTTCCAAGGACCCAGCCGCGTTGGCTCTTGCGGCCATCTCTCGCAACATCCAGCCGGATTGGCAAAAGGAAGCTCGGCAACGGCGCGGCCTCCCGTGGGAGATCGTCAAGTGGACCAGCCGGAACATCTGCTACATCACGTGCCCGGTGACCGCCGACGAGACTGTCACGCCGAAGATGTGCTTCGCGGTGAACCTCGAAACCGGCTCCTGGTGCAAGGTGACCGGCTGGGGAACGCGCTGCCTCGTCCTGCATGACGATCAGGTCTACTTCGGCACCAATGACGGCACCCTCGTTCAGGCCGACATCACGGGAGCTGACGAAGGGGCAATCATCTACTACCAGTACGTGGGCCACATGGACCACCTGGGGCAGATCGGGCGCTATAAGACCGTGCTTCAGGCGCGGGCCATCTTCCGAACCCAGAACGAGTTCAATCCGCGGGTCGACGTAGTGACCGACTATGCCACCTACGCCCCGACATACCCTGATGCGGCAGTCGTTACATCGAGCCCCGGCGAATGGGATGTGGGGCTGTGGGACGTAGCCAAATGGGATGCGGGGGCAGAGTACTACAGCGCGCTGACCCGGTGGGTGTCGATCGGGCGATCCGGCTTTGCGCATGCCCCTGTCGTGCTGATCACGTCGGGTTCGGAAGCCGCTCCTAGCGCTGAGCTGGTGACGGTTGAAGTAACGTACGAGCCGGGCGGGATCGTGGTGTGATTGAACTCGCCTTCGACATGGACGAACCCGTAGCGGATTTCGTCGCGCGGCACTTCCCCGGCGGCGAGCTGGGGTTCGGCAACTGCAAGGCCATCGGGTTCGTAGAGGACGGGCTGCTGATCGGCGGCATGGTCTATCACCGGTATGACCCGCATGCCGGCATCATCGAGATGAGCGTTGCGGCCATCTCCTCGCGCTGGCTGACCCCGAAGGTACTCCACACCGTCTTTGCGTACCCCTTCGAACTGGTCGGGGTGCAGATGGTGATCCTTGAGGTCGATGAGAGCAACGAGACGATGCGCTCGATAGCCGAACGCTACGGCTTCACAGGGCACCGCATTCCACGCCTTCGAGGGCGGAACGAGGCGGGCATGATCTACACGCTGACCGACGACGAGTGGAAAGCGAACAAGTTCGCGCAGCGAGCGGCACGCCAACGATTGAAGGGGCTGAACTAGATGGGCAAGCCAAAGACGCCGTCCGCACCGTCTCCGACTGCTACGGCGGGCGCACAGACCTCTTCGAACATCTCGACGGCTATTGGTCAGCAGCAGCTGAACGCCATCGATCAGGTTGGGCCTCAGGGCTCGGTGACGTACTCCCAGTCGGGCACCTACGAGTTCACCGACCCCACCACGGGGAAGAAGTACAATCTTCCGAAGATGACGCAGACCACGGCTCTGTCGCCGGGTCAGCAGGCAATCTTCGACGCCATGCAGGGGGCAAACCAGAACCTCGCCAATACGGCCCAGACACAGTCCGGACGCCTCAACGACCTTCTCTCGCAGCCGTTCAGCCTCGACAACGACGCGACGGAAGCCCGGCTGATGGAACTCGCCAACAAGCGGCTCGATCCGCAGTTGGCGCAGAAGCGTGAAGCCGAGATTGCCCGGCTGTCCAATCAGGGGATCAAGCTCGGGTCGGCGGCATACGACCGCGCCATGAGCTTGGTCGATCAGGGCGAGAACGACGCGCGCAACAACCTGCTGCTCACCGGCCGCAACCAGGCCGTGCAGGAAGCATTGCTCGAGCGCTCTACGCCGCTGAACGAGATCCTTGCGCTCGCCTCTGGCACTCAGGTGCAGCAGCCGGGAGCGGTAGGCACGCCGCAGACAGGACTTGCCGGAACGGATGTCGCCGGCATCACCCAGCAGGGCTACGCCAACCAGATGAACCAGTACAACCAGCAGATGGGGCAGTGGAATTCCACTGTCGGCGGTCTGTTCGGGCTGGGCTCGTCGGCGCTCATGGCGTTCTCGGACGAGAGGCTTAAGACCGACATCGAGGATACAGGCGAGGAGATCGGCGGCGTGCCGGTCAAGTCCTGGCGATGGAAAGGCTCCAACGAGCGCGAGACTGGCGTCATCGCGCAGGAGCTTGAGAAGAAACACCCCGAGTTGGTCGACAAGACCCACCCGAGCGGCTTCCGTCGCGTCAACTATGGCGGTTTGATGCGCCTTGGTTCCCATGCAATGAGGGCGGCATAGATGCTTCAGCCATTCCAGTGGGGTCAGGGCGGTCAGAAGCTCACGCCCGGTCAGGTCAAGATCATGCGCGAGCTGGCGGCGGCGAAGGCCAATCGCCAGACGCCGACCAACCTTGGCGAAGGGCTCGCGTCCGTGGGCGATGCGCTGCTCTACAACACCAACATGTCCCGAGCCGCGGAAGCGGAATCGGCCGGCATCGAGCAGGTAAAGCAGGCACTGGCCGAAGCGCGGGCTTCCGGTTCGTCAGACGCCTTCCTCGATGTCATGGGCAACGAGTGGGCTACGCCGGGCCAGCAGTTGATCGCGGGCGAGCTGTACAAGCGCTCCATCCCCGATTGGCAGACGATGGAAAGCGGTGGTGATGTCTACCGCTGGAACGCCAACGATCAGAATGCCAGCCCGGAGCTCTGGTTCGATGGGCAGGACGCTGCGGAAACTGGGTTCTCGCTGCTCTCGCCGGAAGAGGTATCTGCCTCGGGTTTGCCAGCGGGCTCCTATCAGCGCGGCCCAGACAACAAGCTTTACGAGATCGGCGGCAGCGGCCAGACCATCAACGTCAATACCGGCGAGGGCGCTGACGGCGCGTTGAGCAAGGCCCTTTCGACCAAGGAAGGCGAGTCTTGGAACACCATCAAGGACGCCGGGACAGTGGCCGGATCGCTGGGTCAGGACCTCGGCATTCTCGATGAACTGATCAAGGTTGCGCCGCAGGGCGTGATCGTCGGCCCCCTGGCTGAGACGTTCAAGGGGTTCAGTTCGGCCGGTGACGCGTTCCAGTCCGTGGTCAAGCGTGTGGCGCCGTCGCTGCGCACACCAGGCTCTGGCGCCACGTCGGACATCGAGTACCAGGGCTTCCTGGACTCCCTGCCGTCGCTGAAGAACTCCCCCGAAGCCAACCTCTTGATCAACGAGATCATGAAGTCCAAGGCGGCTCTGAACGTCGAGCGCTCAAATGTGGTCACTCGCTACCAGTCCGGCGAACTGACGGCGGCAGAGGCGCGGGCAGAGATGGCGCGGCTCAACAGCATCTCGATCATCACGCCCGAAATGCGCAAGGCCATGCTCGGCGTTGGTGCCAAGGATGAGCAGGCTGGCGCGCCACCGCCCGTCGGGCATGTCGAGGAAGGCTACCAGTACATCGGCGGCAATCCGGCTAGCCCGACCAGTTGGCGGAAGGTGAACTGATGCCCCCGTGGGAAAAGTACCAGCAGCAGCCTGCCGCGGAGCCCGGCCCTTGGGACAAGTTCAAGGGGCAGGCAGAGACGTGGGAACGGGCTGTTCTCCTGCCGATGGAGACCAACACCGCGACCGGAGAGCGTCGGTGGGCCGTTCCGGGCTTTGTCGAAGGCATTGTCGGCGCGGCGGCGCTACCCGGCGATGTGGCGACCGGCAAGACCAGCTTTGACCCGGCGCTCGGCTACGAGAACATCAACCCGGCCGACCTTGACCGCGCCGCCGTACTGGCTTCGCTACCGCAAAGCGGATCGTTTGCGTCAAAGCCCGCGTCAGCGCGCACCGCCGCTGCCAATGGTCGCCAGCTCCCGAAGCTGGTTGCCGATCAGCTGGATGAGGCGGGCTACACCACGCCGACCGCGATTAATGCGGGGCTCGAGGCGCTTGGCCCGTCCGCGGTGCTTGGCGACCTGACGCCTCGGCTGCAGGCTCGCGTCGGCGCTATTGCGACTACTCCGGGGCCCGGGCAAGACATCGTGATCGACGCGATGCGGCAGCGCTTGGCTTCGGCCAATCCCCGCATTCGCCAGACTGTCGAAGACATCTTCGGGCCTGAGCCGATCCCGTCCGTTGTTGGCGAGGAGATTGCGGCGGCGAAGACAGCGGCCAATGCCGGGTACCCCCCTGTGCTGCGCGAGAAAGCACTGTCGGACAACTATCTGTACGACGCAGCGCCGCTGTTCTCTGCCCTCGATGAACAGGTGCCGAACTTCGTCGGTGAGACACGGACGAACATCTCCCGGGTCCGGGACATGTTGATCAACCCGGCAACGGGAGAACTCACGACCGATCCGCAAGTCATCCTCGCCGTTCGTCACGAGCTGGACGGCATGATCGACGGGATGACGGGCGCGCAGGGCGGTAACAGGACTACGGTCGCGGCACTCCGCGATATGCGCCGGCTGGTGGACAACGACCTGGCGCAGCAGGTGCCGGGGATCAAGTGGGTAGATGCCGCGAAGGCCGAAGCATCTCGAGCCGGTGAGGCATTCGAGACCGGACGCACTGTCCTCAGTGGTGGGGCCAATCCGATGCACCCCCGCGACCTCGACCTCACCCTTGATGCCCTTCGCGGCCCTGCTGGAACCGCTGTCGGTCCGCGGCGAAGCGCGGGGCAGGGCCCATTGCGCTTGTCCCAAGGGACGCTGTCGAAGATCTATGAGGCCATCGGCACGACGGCTAACGACCGGGTAGCCCTCAAGCAGCTGCTGAAGGGCGAGGGCTCGTGGAACCGGGAGAAGCTGGCGTCGGTGTTTGGCGAGGCGAAGGCGCGGAAGCTGATTGATCTGCTCGATGCCGAAGCCACGATGGCGACCACCGAGAACCTCGCCATTGGCAACAGCAAGACGGAAATGCTGCGCTCTGCCAAGGAAGGCATCGAGGCGAGGCCAAGGGATGCCGGCGTCATTGAGAACCTCGGCAACCTGCGCGTTGGCTCGGCAGCGGCCAAGGGAGCTGACTATGCTCTCGGCGGGTTCTTGCATCGGCAGCAGATGGAACGGAACCGGGCCATTGCAGAGGCGCTCATGAGCCGGCCGGGATCGATCGGGATGGGCGGCGGCCGGGGTTCATACATCAGCCCGGGTCTATCGAAGTCGGCCTATCCAGCAATCGTGGAAGCGCTGATTGAGCAGGGAGACCGCGGCGGCGTGCTGCGACTATTCGGTCCGTAGCAAGTAGACAACTAGGACGGCAAGTGGGGCAAACGCTATCGCGCCGACGACCCACGGGTTGTCGCCGGATATGAACCATCTGGCGATGGTGATGACTGTCGCAAACCAGATCCCGCACAGGGTCGTCAGCAACTGCAAGCGGCGCGTCGAGATGCGCCGATGCGCCCCCCTCACTCGATAGCTCTCAGGCTCAAGATCGATGTCTGGCATCAGGCGTGATCCTTCGCGCAGCGGTACCAGAAGAACACCCGCTGCCAAACGACGATGTCGGCTTCTTCTCTGGTCGGCACGGAAGTTCCAACCACCAGCGTATCCGACCAGCTGCCGCAGTCCGCGTCATAGCCGTTGCTGTCCGGTATTTTGGTAAGGCTGCAGATGTAAGCATCGGTATAGAGCGGATCCACGACGATAGTGGTTTCGCCGTCCCAGGCCACCGATTGGCCGGCGGAATTGAAGAAGGCGCATTCCCCCGCCTGAACAGGGGAAGTGACCACCAGTAGCGCTGAAAGCAACCCTCGCATCCGCGGGGAACATAGGCGCGCTTGCCCACCCCAACAAGCCCCAATGGAGCGATCGATGGCAGAACTGTCACCTGCGCAGCGGATGATCGCTGACCAAATGCTCTCCCGCACCTTCGAAAGCGTCGGGGCGCCGCCGTCCTACATCCAGCCGCCGCAGTCGGTCGAAGAGATGTATGCCGGCATTCTGCCGAAGTCGGTTCCTAACCCGATCAGGGGGCCAACGGCGGCGCAAACTGCTGCGATGGGCGCGATCCCACCCGGTTCTTACCGTGCCCCGCAGATGATTCCCAATCGGAGCCCGACGATCCCCTTTGGCAGCCAGTTCCCCGACACAGGGAACACGGGCAGGGCTTCCGGCTCAATGTTGCTGCCCGTGTCCCTGAACCGGCCGGCAACGATGGTCCCGGCGCAAGCCCCAGCTGCAGGCGTTCCGCTTCCTCGACCCCGCCCGAACGTCCTGCCCTCCGAACTAGGCTACACTCCAATGGAGGATGCCAATATCGCCGCTGGGCTCAAGGCGGGCGTCCCCCTCAAGTCCGTCGCTATGCCACGTCCGCGCCCTGGCTGGGCTCCGACAGCGCAGGACGTTGCGATCATGAAGGCGGGCGTGGCCCGCAATCCCGACCTGATCGAACTGCTGATCCGCGGTGGTCAGACGGCGGCACCGGTCAAGCCCGTCGTCACCCCGCAGCAGGCCGCTCAGCTCGCTGCTCGAGCGGCCCAATCGAAAGCCTACGGCGCCACCAGCGGCGTACCCCGCACCGGCCGCGATCCTGAGCGGGAGAGCGGGAACATCTACTTCCGCAGCGGCATGGGTGGCGGCGGCTACAACGGCTCTGGCGGCGGCGGCTCGCTTCTCTAGGAGACATCAACATGCCTCGTGACGGCTCCGGCGTATACTCTGTTCCCCCGGGGACCGAGGGTGCGCCCAACACGACTATCCTGAGCGCGGCCTACAACGCGTTCCTGTCCGATCTGGTCGCGGACCTGAATGCTGCTCGCCCCGTCAGTGCTGGCGGCACTGGTGGCAACTCCGCAATCACCGGCTGGGATGGGCTCGCAACGAAGGGGACGGATATTGCCTCCGCCTCGAGCATCAACCTCAACACCGCCACCGGCCCAAGCCTCACGATCACGGGCACGGCCACGATTGCGACGGTGACACTGGCCGAAGGCAAGGTACGCCTGGTCAGGGCAGGAGGCGCATTCACGCTCGATGCCTCGGCCAACCTGCTCGTCAACGGCAGCTCAACTACCGACCTCACGGTGACCGCGGAAGACCTTCTGCTGTTCCGTGGTGGGGCCAGTTCGGTCGTCAGCGTGGCGCGGCTCAACACTGTTCCCAACTTCGCTCAGGACGTGGTGATCACCAGCACGGACGCTGGGGCCGGTGCAGGGCCGCTTCTGACGCTCTACCGCAACAGCGCCTCGCCGGCCGCTTCCGACGCCATGGGCCAGATCCAGTTCAGCGGCAAGGACGCTGGTGGCAACGAGACGGTCTATGCTCTGCTCAGGGCCGCCATCGATGACCCGACCGACGCGAGCGAGGATGCTTCCTTAAGCCTCCAAGCAATCGTCGCAGGGACGATGACCGAGCATGTGAAGGCGGGCGGCGGCATTGTCGAGCTTGTACGCGGCCGACTGAAGTTCCCCGGCACACAGGTTCCCTCGGCGGACGCCAACACGCTGGACGACTACAAGGAAGACGCGTGGGTTCCGGTCATCGCCTTCGGCGGCTCGTCAACGGGCGTCACCTACTCGGCACAGACGGGCCGGTATGTGAAGATCGGCCGGCAAGTGTGGTTCTCTGGCCGTATCGAGCTGACCAACAATGGCAGCGGCACCGGGGCGGCAACCATCTCCGGGCTCCCACACCCTGTAAGCGGCGTGTTCCGAGACGGCTTTGTAACAGTGGGGTTCTGGACCAACTGCTCCGCCATTGTCGGAAACCTGACCGGCTACGTCGCCAACGGCGCCACCACGATCACGCTGCAGATGAGCGGCGCGACCGGCTCTGTAGCCCCCACCGACACCAACATCACCAATACCGCCGTCCTCGGGTTCTCCGGGTTCTACTTCGTTGCGGACTAAGACACGAAAGGTCCAATAATGCCCACTACCGTTACTGGCGATCTTTTCATCAATCTCACGACCAAGAACAAGGTCACGATCACACCCTACGGCTATGGTGTCTCGTGGCGCCAGTCGGGAGGCTGGCAGTTCGACCAGCGGCTGGAACTGTTCCTTGGCACTGCCGGTAACCCCCAGCCACCCGAGTTCTCCGTGCGCCATAACGGCAACAACCTGGGCGCTCGGATCCAGGCGCGCAACGCGGCCGATACCGATGGGATGCTGCTCGACTTCCTTGACCCTGATCACCCTCAGGTCCGGTTCGGCAACGTCGGCCCGTATCTCGTCAAGGAAGCGCCGGGTCATCTCGCAATGCGCCACCCCGACAATGCCAACGAGGTGCAGACATTCGAGGTGGCGGGCTTCGTGAAGGCCAAGTTCATGTCGAGCGAAATTGCCACGATGGAGACGGTCGTCCCCGACCACACGATCACGCTCTACGACGCAGACGGGAACGCCTTCAAGGTGCCCTGCAAGAAGGTCTAGGGCAGACGAGCTTCGATTGCCTCGATCCTGGCGCTCAGGCTCTTGCCGCCCACCGAGAGATCGCCGTGAATGACCAAGGAGCCATCTTTCTCAAAGCGAGCGATCTCCGTTCCTCCATCGGTGAAAGATCCGATGGCGAACTTGATAGGCCCGAACTGCGAGCCGATGATGTTGTTGCCGTTGATCCAGATCGCGCCTTCGGTGTCCCCGATGTTGCGAACCTGAAACCTCGGTAGACAGCCGTTCCCGTAGCAAGAGACAGAGAATTCCTCACCGGGATGCATCTCTAGCCGGTAGGGCGTCATCATCGTCCACCCATACTTGTAGCGGCCGATGTCGAGGAATTCGCCTTGGCGGCTACCATCGAACAGCGTCAGCGCGGTGGAATTGTCGACCTTGCCGCCGAATGCCGTGTGCCGGCCAATGGTCGAAATCTGCGGCTGGGCCAGAATGTAGACCGTCAGCAGCGTCATCCAGATAAAGCAGCCGATGACGGCGCCAGTGAGCAATCGGTTGTTCATGTACGAACAAGTACCGGCCCCGGCGCTGCGGCGCAACTGCACCTGAACTTCCAACATCGGAGATACCTATGGACCTCCCAGCGTTCTTCGCGGGGGTGCGACCGCTTTTCGGCGGCGAACTCTCGCAAGCACAAGTCGACGCCCTCAACGCCATCCTCAAGGCGTGGGGCCAGTATGGTGACGGCAAGCCCCGCCACCTCGCGTACATCCTTGCCACCAGCAAGCACGAGACGCTGAACTACGACCACATGCGCGAGATCTGGGGCCCCACCGATACCCAGAAGCGCTACGAGGGCAGGGCGGACCTTGGCAACACCGTCAAGGGCGACGGGAAGCGGTTCATGGGCCGCGGCTTCGTCCAGATCACCGGGCGCCGGAACTATGCCGACTGGTCCAAGCGGCTTGGCATGGACCTGCTCAGCAAGCCGTCTCTGGCGGAAGGCCACGAGGTTGCCGCGCGCATTCTCGTGGAGGGGATGCTCAAGGGCACCTTCACCGGCAAAAAGCTGGCGGACTTCCCGAGCGACTTCGTGGAGAGCCGGCGCATCGTCAACGGCACCGATCGCGCAACGCTCATCGCCGGGTACGCCTATCGGTTCCTCGAGGCCATCGATAAGGCCAGCGAGGCCGCACCGGAACGCCCGAAACCGGCTGCGACTCCTCCCTCACCGCCCGAGCTGCAAACGCCCGCCGACGAGCCCGCAGAGCGCAACGGCCGCGTCACATTCATCGCCCTAGTCATCGGCGCTGTTCTCGCCTTCGCCGGCATGGCTTGGGGCTTCATCGTCTCACTTATCGACAAGGTGTTCTGACATGCTCGCAAATATCTGGGAGTCCATTGTTCGCTTCAGGACGTGGCTGGTGAACATCATTGGGGCAGCGCTGATCGTGCTGCCCGAACTGCTCAACGCGCCGGAAGTCCTCGCCGTCATCCCGGTGCA